CACATACACAGTAACGCTCACGTCAACATATGAGCCCGTAGCTAATACCCTATCGGCGCTGGTTATCGGTGCAGCTCCCGGGCTGACCTTGACACCTGAGTTTGATCCTGATGTGACCAGCTATACAGCAACAACGTCGAATCAGTCGAACAAGGTGACAGCCACTCCTACATCCGAGGATGCACTCATAACTGTCATGGTCGGTGAGACCGAGATCGAGAATGAGTCAAGCGCAAGCTGGGCAGTCGGTGAAAACACTCTGGCAATCACAGTCACCGGGGATGATGGAGATAAGACATACACAGTAATAGTAACAAGAGAAAGCTAATTCCAGAAATGGTTAGCGGTGCCGGAGCGGAAGGTAAACCCCTTTAGGCTCCGGCACATATAAAGGAGATTGACTATGGCAGTACTGGACGATGTAAAAACTGCAATGAGGATACGGCATGAGGCTCTTGACGATCTATTGACGAAACAGATAGCGACGGCGAGGGCTGAGATGGTGCGTGCCGGTGTTCCTGAGGATGTGGCGAACGATGATGACAATATGTGCGTAGCTGATGCCATTATTACATTCTGCCAGATGCGGAACGCTGACACAATCCAGGAATCGGAGCAGTATTCCAAGAGCTGGCAGTACCAGCTCGACTGCATAAGAAAATCTACCTTCGACGGAGGTGACTGAGATGTACAACGAAGTGATAATACTCCGGAGTTACACTGAGACCACTGACGATTATGGAATAACAAACCGAACCAATAAAGACAGGGAAGTCTTTGCACAGCTGAGGAGCATCGGCCAGAGCGAATTTTACCAGGCACAAGCTGACGGATTAAAACCGGAGCTTAAATTCATCCTGGCCGATTATCTTGACTACCAGGGAGAGAAGGAAGTTCTCTACGACGGCAAAAGATACAGCGTACTCAGAACTTACAGAGACGGACACAAGATAGAACTAACCGTATATGGAGTTGATGACGAATGGGAGTACCAAAGTCTGTAACTAAATTCTCAAAGAACGGCGTGACATTCACATCGAACGTGGAGTACTGCCAGTACACCATCCAGGAGCTGACAAGGGCAGCTCTGAAGGATGTAGGAAAGTTCGTGTGCAGACAGTGCAATTCAAACGCATTCAAGCTCTGGAAGGGCTTGCGTGTGAATGGAAAGATGGCGAACAGGATCAAAGGCGGCAAGTCCGCATTCCAGTACTGGGTGCGCTCTCGCTCCTGCGACCTTCAGGTAGGAATAAAGCATAAGACATGGTATGGCGTAGATCAGGAACTCGGTACATCGAATATGCCTAAAAGAGCAATACTCAGGACTAATGTTGAGAGGAACATCAAGACGATAGTCGAAATCGAATCTAAGTATCTGCCCTGGGTGGAAGACCAGGTGCAGGCTCTGAGGGTGATGGACGAGAACGAGCAGCAAGGAGGAGCGGATGAATAAGCGTACTACGATGGTTTTTTCAAAGGATGTCCGCACTCAGCTTCTGACAAAATGTGACAATGTTTATTTCCGTGAGGCTAAGGAAAAAAAGACGTATCCGTATGTCGTTTATGATCTGAGGCCGTACATGGAGAGGCGCATGGTGCTGGAACTTGACCTCTGGGGAACCAGGGAGCAGGAAATGGCACTTCAGGAGATGGCTGACGATATCGAGGACCTTTTTGACAGTGCCATATTCTCGGAGCCGTACTACATAGCCAGCTTCACGTCAAACAACGATATGAAGAACGTCATCGATGAGAACAAGGACATTAAGCACATTAATTTATCAATAGACTGCATATATCAGAGTTAGAAAGGAGAAGAAAATGCATAGAAACAGAAGCGGACTCACACAGGTCACAAAGCAGAAGTTCATGCTGGGCGAAGGTGCCATCTTCAAGAACTGGGTACAGGGAACAGATACTTTTGAGAGCGCAATCGCAGCCGGAAAGTGTCTCGGAGCTACACAGGGCGGCTCTACCTTCGTTGCAAAGGCAAACGTCAGGAACATCGAGGTTGACGGTATCTCCGGCAAGGTGACAGACCTTGACGAGATCGACAGCTGGGATATCTCGCTCCAGACCAATTTCATCGAGGTATCACCTGATACAATATGCGCAGCTCTCGGTGCAGCATCAAAGACCACTGCGGGCGGATATACCAAGATTCAGGGAAACACAGACTTCCAGAGCAGCGATTATTTCACAAATATCGCATTCGTAGGCTCGATGTCCGGAACAAACAGTCCCATCGTTCTGATCGTGAAGAACGCAATCGGCAACGGCGAGCTCAATATCGCAGTGAAGAACAACGATGAGAGCAAGGTTCCCTGCACATTTGAGGGAAGATATAGCGTGGCAACACTCGGAACAGTTCCGTTTGAGATTTATTCACCTGATATCATTCAGGCATCAAACTACAATGTCAGCGTAGCAAAGAACAGCACTGCGACAGTCACAGTTACCGGCTATCAGACATCTATCACAGCAGTATCAAGCAATACCGCAAAGGCAACCGTATCGGTATCATCCGGTACAGTGACCATCAGCGGCGTAGCAGCTGGTGAGTGTAAGGTAACGATCACTGACGCAGCAGGCAATTCAACTGTTGTTGACGTAACAGTAACAGCTTAAAAATTCCATCCGGGCACGATATGGCAGGTCATATTCTGCCCGGATGTTTTGCAGAAAGGGGTTTAATTATGCGTAATCTTATGTTTAAGGACGTTTTCACGATGTCTAGGATAATCACAAAGGCAGGGATCAAGAAAGACCTTGAAAGGATAGTCTCCGAGTCAGATTCAGGCGACAAGCTGAGCCTCGGAATAGACTTCGCCCTGGGAATAATGGCAGGCGTATCCGATGAGAAGGTCGAACAGGAAATATACAAGTTCCTTGCGGATGTTCTGGAGTGTGATGTCAAGGATATTGAGGAAGGCGATCCCATGATAATCATAAACAGGCTAACAAACGACGAAGGACATGAGCAGTGGTCCGATTTTTTTACAAATGTCTGGAAACTGCTCCAGAAAAAGACCTGAGTTTTTACATAAAGAACTACGGAATTGAAGCCCTGACGCTCGGCATAGAGGACGGAGCTGCGCTCCTCAAAGAAGCATACCGGCAGTACCGAGACGAGAGATACTGGATCCTGTACTGCCAGCTGTATCCGAAAATGACCGAGGAGACGTTTATGACGTTTGAGGACTTCAAGAGATCACAGCAGAAAACAAAGCAGCCGAAACGAACAGCTGCGGAGATCCTGACGGCAACCGCTAAGATGTACAATGAGAATTTTGTGAGGTAAGATATGGCAACATCTATTTTTGAGCTTTTCGGCACGATAATGGTCGATAACAGCAAGGCCGATGAATCTATAACAAAAACTGAATCAAAAGCAGAATCCCTCGCAAAGTCATTCGCAGGCGGAGCAAAGAAGGTGGCGAAGTTCGGTGCCGCCGTAGTGGGCGCAGGAACCGCAGCAGTCGGATCCATAACCAAACTTGCCAGCGAGACCGCATCCACGATGGATACTATCGACAAGGCAAGCCAGAGGATGCAGATATCGGCTGAACAGTACCAGGAGTTCGCTCATGCTGCGGAATTATCCGGTGTAGAAATGTCAACATTGGAAACAGCTGCGAAGAAGCTGGACGGAGATATGTCTTTTGATCAGGCAATGGCTGAGATATATGCACTCGAAACAGCTGAGGAAAGAGCTGCAAAGGCAGCAGAGCTTTTTGGTGAGGGCGTTGCCTACAAGATGACTCCGATGCTGAACGCATCAGCTGAAGAGATGTCGGCAATGAAACAGGAAGCTCACGACCTCGGCCTTGTAATGTCAGAGGAAAATGTCAAGGCCGGAGCTGCACTGAATGACACGTTAAGCAACTTAAAGAACGCATTCGGAGCAATAGTCACGAAGCTGGGAGCTTCACTGATGCCGATAGTACAGAAGTTTGCTGATCTGCTTCTGACATATATGCCAAAGGTACAGGCACTCTTCGACAGGCTCTCTCCTATCCTCACGGAAATGTTCGACAGGATAATGCCGGTACTGTTTGACGTGGCCGATGCCATTTTACCGATAATTTTTGATGTATTAGAGGCACTGCTGCCAATATTCACGCAGATAGTTGAGGCAGTCCTGCCGATAATAGCCGATATTTTACAGAAAATAGCACCGATACTCGGACAGATAGCAGAACGTGTCATGCCACTCATAGCAGACCTCTTAGGAGCGATCATACCGATACTTGACGCAGTATGGCCTCTCGTATCCACTCTGCTCGACCTGGCACTGTCGATCATAGATCCTCTTCTGAAACTTGTGGAGAACCTGCTGCCGCCTATCACTACACTCATCCAGGGGCTCACTCCCATCATTGAGACGATAGCAGCTATCCTCACACCCATCGTGGAGCTGATCAGTGCCATCCTTGCACCGGTGCTGAATACAATAGTCACACTTTTAACACCTTTAACTACCGCATTACAGATATTGAACCCGGTACTCGAGATCCTGAATGGAATACTGAAACCTATACTCGACCTCATAAACCTCATACTCTCGCCTATAATGGACTTCGTGAACTTCCTGTTCGGAGACATTACATCCGGAGTTGAGGGAGTAACAAGCTCACTCGGAGACGGCGGACTTCTCGGAGGACTTGGCAGCGTTGCCAGCTTCCTCTTCGGAGACTTCTCGGAAGCATTCGACCTCTTGGGCGGTGTAGTGGGTGAGGCAACCTCACTGATAGGCGATGCATTCCACGGAATAGTCAATTTCATTGATGATCCGAAGGCAGCTCTGGGAGACTTCTTCGACTGGGCAGGAAATAAATTATCGACCTTGAAAGATTCACTCTCGACCATCGTGTCCGGTATCGGTGAGCTCATCGAGAACAAGAAGGAGCAGGAACGCATCAAGGAAACACAGGCAAAGATTGACGCTCAGAAGGAAGAAAAGCGAAAAGAAGGCTGGCGTTTCGTAGATATGGGAAACGGTTCTTCCTGGGTAACAAGAGTTGACGAGCCTGAGTACCAGCAGTACTTAAAGGATCACGGATACACTGACGAGACAGTTCCACAGCTTGCAGAAGGCGCAGTCCTTGAACCTAACCGTCCGTTCCTTGCAGTAGTCGGTGATCAGACTCAGGGAACGAACGTAGAAGCTCCGCTGGAGACGATCAAGCAGGCTCTCCGTGAGGAACTGGAACAGATAGTCATAAACGTAATGTTCAACGTGAACAACGATACGGATAAAATGTACGAGATATTACAGGAAAAGAGCTGGGTAGAGCGCAAACGCACATCTACCGAACAGTTCGGATAAGGAGTGCATGATGGCTCTTACTACTGACGATTATTTGATAAAGCTGGGCAGCAGTACGAAGATCCTGAACAGATACATCGACAAGGACTCATACAATGCCACATACGAGAGAGTTGTGGCAAACAAATTTAAGAATGCGAATGGCTCAGATTATGAAAAATACTATCCCAACAGCAAGCTGACAGTGCAGTTCAACACATCATACATGACAAAATCGATGTGGGACACCTTCAGGGGATATTTTAACGATAATATGCTCGCAAATTCTGACGATGTGATGGTCACAGCATGGGTGCCTAAGTCCGGGAGCTATGTATATCAGAGGTGCAAAGTGACCGGGCTTACACCCTCCCTCCACAAAGAGAATTACAGATACGACGGCATATACAATCCAGTGAGGATAACACTCACCGGATATGCAAGATCGGAGTGATCATATGGTATCTTATAACTACGAAAACCTTTTCTTTGAACATTTTGCGACGAATTACGTCATAGTTGATTCCGGTGCGACAGTCACTAAGGTGTCAGGAGTCGCTCCGGTGATCAGCGGAGAAGCGTTCAAAATTGAAAATGAACTGATAAAAGCAGAGAGCGTGAAGCTCTCGGAGTCGTTATGCTCCGAAAAGAATCTTGTGTTCGGCAAGATCGAGGCTTCGAAGCTCTCTTTTTCATTCAAAGACGATGATTCAGTACCTCACGATATATCAGGGGAAGAGATAGACGTATATCTGTATTTTGATTATGATTCGGCTACGCTCTTTAAGGTAGGCAGGTACACGATAGAGAATGATAAGTATTCGGACAACAACTTCGTCCGTAATATCACCGCCTACGATATGAACTACTATCTGAAGGATACGGACATCACATCCTGGTATTACGGATATTATGGGGACGGCCAGAAACATATGCTGGGCTTGGCCATAGTAAACCTTTTCAACTGGCTGAGAGATCCAAACGATGACTATGAGGACAGCCCGAAGATAAACATACAGCTTGAGAACGGATATAATCTCTGTAACGGACTGTTTGCATTCGGACAGACGATAGAGAGCGATTCCATCACATTCGAGTACTATATGCAGCGTGTCCTTGAATGGAATGGATGTTTCGGGCATATAAACCGCAAAGGCAATTTTGAATTTGTAGTCATGCAGTGGTATGACAAGGATCCTGTGCGTACTGTCACCAACGAAGACCGCATACCGCCGACAGAACACGATATAGTATCGACCTGGGGGATAGGCGGAGTGGACGTATATGATAAGGACAACGTGCGCATATGCAAGTACAGGAACACCAACAAGAAGCATCCTTCGATATATTCCATTGCAGATTCATTCGTAACAGCTGAATATGAGAAGGGCGATTCCACGTTAAAAGCAGCAGTGAAGAAGCTGCACAATGTCATCCATCACCTGAATTATAAATCTTGTAATGTGAAGACTACCGGAGACCTCTGCGTCGAGGTAGGCGACAGGATAAATGTCAACGTACTTCCTGACGAAGGAGAATCAAGAGGCTGGTTCCGTTCATATTGCCTCGAGAGGACCTATTCCGGCATTCAGGGCATGATTGATATATATAAGTCAAAAGGCGACAAAAAACAGCCCAAATACGTCATTGACAAGGGCACTTCTCACGCCGGGGACAGTGACCAGGGCGTTGACGGAAGTGACGGAGTGACGATGATTGACGATGAGCATGACCGCCACTTCTGTGAGATCATCAGGAACATCGGATACCGTGTACTGGATGAGCCCTCCGACGTGGAATGCAAGTACGATGACGGAAACATGAACGTCAAGTTCAAGTGGACGGATCCGGCTGACATAAGCACGACAGAGCCGGAAGACTGCACATGGGCAGGCACTATCGTAGTGCGCAAGGTAGGCAGCAGGCCGATACACGAATGGGACGGCACTGTGATAGTGGACAGTACTACCAGGGACGCATACAAGAACACATACCTCGTGGATAATACCATCGAAGAGGATAAGCAGTACTACTACGGCATATTCCCATACCACTACAAGAACGGTAAGAGATGGACCAGGTTCACGAAGGTCATCAGCGTGAACACGTCAAAGTTCATAGATGCGCCTACAATATACAGTGCGATACTGGATGAGGATACCGGAATCACAACAGTCACATACAGCGTTCCTGCCGGGACATACGACTTCATCAAGCTGGTTTATAAGACTAACGGCATACCTACTGACGAGAATGACGGAACCGCAATAGATATCTTGCAGAGCAGTACTACTCAGACCATAAACGGACTATCCGGGACAGTATGGTTCTGCATATTCACGGATAAGACATCAAGCGAGCCTGTGGAGCTGCGTACCGGCATTGTAGGACAGAACTTCTTCATATCGGATACATCTACCGATGGCAGGGATACGATGAACTACAACGGAAACGCAACCGTGAGCATAACCATCGACTATTCATCCGGAGGAGATCCGCCTACAACCGTGAGCACAAAACAGGGCAAAATGACACCGATAGGCAGCGAGGCCGCAAACGTAAGCGTATCTGGTGGAACGATAAACTATACCGGAGACAGCACCCTCGCTCTTGCGTGGGCATATGATACCTCGATAGTCAACCAGAGGGTATTTCCTAAGAACTGTAAGGCAATCACCGAAGCGAATATTTATTTCACTGGTGCTGAAGGATACCTCGATATCAGGTCATATTCAACGCTTAACAATCCCGGAAACCATACTTTCTACTACTGTTTCGATACAAAGTACGCATTCGGCTCGAACACCTGGTACAACATCAAATGTGAGACCACTATCGTGAACGGAAGGGCAACGACTGAGAAATACTATGTAAACGATACGCTCATCGATACAGAGAGCGTTGACTATGCTTGGATGTGCGTTGACGATGTAAACCCTGTACCGAATGCAATGATCACATTTACACTAACGAAGCCCACGAAGATAAAGGACTTCTCAATCTACTACGAGGTAGAATGATGGTATCAATAATAATCACAACATACAATATGGCTGACACGCTGGAGCGGTGTATCCGTTCAGCGATGAGGCAGACCTATGCAAAGCTGCACAGGATACAGCTGATAGTGGTAGATGACGGCTCTACTGACAATACAAAGGAAGTACTGGAGAACGTAAAACTCTATGCTCAAGACCATATAGAAGTAAAGTTCATAATGTGCTTAAAAAGATATGGACACTCTGCCGCAAGAAATACCGGCATAGAGGAAAGCTCGGGCGAATACCTGTACTTCCTTGATGCTGATGACTACATTCATCCGTCCACTATTCAGATCCTGATGGATAACCTCACAGCTACGGAATCAGATATCTCGGTAGGCAATGTCACAAGGCTCAACGACCTTCAGGTCGGCGGACTGATAAACGAGCAGAGGATCCTGACACCTGACGAGGCTCTGAGGATAATCACGAAGTACAACGACACTCCGTTCATGAACTCGATGAAGCTGCCGCTCACGGCAACCTGGAACAAGATATTCAAGAGGGAACTGTTCGACGATATCAGATTCCCGGAAGGAAAGACACATGATGATAATTTTACAGCTCACCGTCTGATCAGCGCAGCGAAACAGCTGGTATTCACTCCGGCAGTGACTTACAGATACACCTACAAGGAGAACTCCATCTCGAACACCGGACTGTATTCCAACACGGACATGATGGAAGCATACGAGGACAGGATAAAGTTCTTTGATCAGGAGAAAAAGGCTGATTTTTTGGTCGAGAGCTGTGCATATTATCTTTACGTGGCGCGGAAAACCTTTGAAAATACTGGCTCTGCGGACGTGCTCGAAAAAGCCCTGGCATTTATCGAATCATACAAGACGGAAGTGATGGCGCACCGGGCAGGAGCTTCAAACTATGCATGGGTGGACTTGAAACATGAAGAAAATAATAATTTATCATGAAAACGCTGTGCAAATGAATGGGATGATCATATGGACGCTGAATTTTATCAAAAAGTTCAAATCACAATATGATATCAAGGCTTATGCCATGAACACAATACAAGGCTTCGATGCGGTATTCAGAAAGCACGAGCCGGACATCCGGTACAGCTGCGACATCCTCATAGTACATTTTGAAGGCAACTATGATGTACCGGAAAATATCAGATACGAGAAAGAATTTGTCGTGCTGCATTGTGACTATGGCCACAAGGTCGGACCATATAACATGAATCCGAAACTGTACTTCCCTCCGGAAAAGAGCTACATCGCAGTATCTGAGCGAGTGGCCGAGGGAATGAAGGAGACGTTCGACATCGGCTGCACAGTTATCAATCCGCTTTTAGGCGAGAAGCCTGAAAAGGAACGTGTATATAAATTCGTCTCTCCTGTGAGACCGGTAGAGACAAAGGGCATAGAGATCATAGAGTGCCTTGCGCATATGCTTACGATGCAGAATGTACATTTCCAGTGGATGATATGCTATGATCCGGACTGGCTGACATCTCATTTTGACTGCGACATTCCGGGAGTGATACCGATGGAGAACGTGCCGCACGGCTTACTCTTGCAGTATATGGCAGATGCGGACTATGTGGTAGTACCTTCAAAGAAAGAAGGCTTCTGTCTGGCAGTGCACGAGGCTCTTATGATGGGAACTCCGGTCATCGCATCAGATATCCCGGTATTTAGGAATATAGTGGTAAATGGCTACAACGGATATAGGATATCATTCAGCCCAACAACCGAGGAAATAATGGACATATTGCATAATATCCCGAAAAACTTCAAATATACACCGAATGATGAGGAAAATGCTCATAAATGGATAGAAATGTTCGAAAATGAATAAAAAATGCCCGAAAGGAGAAGGAAATGCTCAAAATTAACAAAAAGACGATAACCCTCACCAGAGGGGACAATGCGAGTATAAGGCTGAGACCGAGGTACGATGACGAGGAAAGGACAGAATATGTTGTTGAGGAAGGTGACAGAGTCATATTCAGAATGAAAGTCAAGAACCAGCTGATCGAGAAGGAATGCAGCATATCTGTCGAGAACAACAGAATAGTTGTCAGCTTCATCCCTCAGGATACCATAGACTTGAGCCCTGGAGTGTACAGATACGAGGCAGAGCTGATCACGTCCTGGCAGATGCACTATACATTCCTTCAGGACCAGACATTCATCCTGACAAAGGAACTTGAAAGAAGGCTCGGAACCGAGATAGGCAGCAGCAATTCCGGGAATGAGAACAGCACTTCCGAGATTGACGGAGAGCTGAACGATGACAACATCATCGACGGAGATCTCCAGCCTACTAACCCATCTCTTGACTATGAGACTCTGGAGAACAAACCTAAGCTGAACGGAGTGACCATCAAGGGCAACAAGACGAACGTGGATTATGGAATCCCGACAAAGACCTCAGACCTTGAGAACGATTCCGACTTCGTGAGCGATGCAAACTATGTTCATACTGACAACAATTACACCAGCGAGGAACAGTCAAAACTCGAAGGTATTGAGTCCGGTGCAGAGGTAAACGTGCAGAGCGACTGGGACCAGTCCGACAGTGCAGCTGACGACTATATCAAAAACAAACCCGAGAACCTTGTACAGGACGCAAATTATGTGCATACGGATAATAATTATACCTCTGATGAAAAGAGCAAGTTATCGGGCATAGAGGCAGGAGCTGAGGCAAATGTACAGTCCGACTGGAGCGAAGCTGATAACAGCAAGGATGATTTTATAAAAAATAAGCCTACGAAGGTATCAGACTTCCAGAACGATTCCGGATTCATCACAAAGGATGTCAATGATCTGACGAACTACTACAAGAAGTCAGAGACATGTACGCAGACAGAGATCAATAACTCGTTATCCGGAAAAGTTGACAAGGAGACCGGAAAAGGGCTCTCATCAAACGACTACACGGATGCCGAAAAGATCAAACTATCAGGTATAGCAGCCGGGGCGGAAGTAAATGTTCAGTCAGACTGGCAGCAGAGTGACAGTGCAAAGGACGATTATATCAAGAATAAGCCCGAAAATCTCGTTCAGGACGCTTCCTATGTCCACACTGACAATAATTATACCTCAGACGAGAAAAGCAAGCTCTCCGGTATCGCAGCAGGCGCAGAAGTAAACGTCCAGAGCGACTGGAACCAGGCAAGCAGCTCCGCTGATGATTATATCAAGAATAAACCGGAGAATCTGGTACAGGATGCGGCATACGTCCATACAGACAACAACTACACGACCACAGAGAAAAATAAGTTATCCGGTATCGCTGCCGGAGCTGAGGTCAATGTGCAGTCGGATTGGAACCAGGCAAATTCATCAGCTGATGACTACATAAAGAATAAGCCTGAGAACTTAGTCCAGGATGCGAGCTATGTGCATACTGACAATAACTATACAACTACCGAGAAGAACAAGCTGGCAGGGATAGCCGCAGGTGCCGAGGTGAATGTACAGTCTGACTGGAATCAGAGCGATTCGTCAGCTGACGATTTCATCAAAAACAAGCCTGAGAACCTTGTACAGGATGCTAATTATGTTCACACCGACAACAACTATTCCAACGCAGAAAAGGCAAAGCTCGACACAAAGGTTGACAAGACCACGTTCGATGCTCTCGGCCTGTCGGTAGTGGATGGAAAGGTATGCATAACATATAATAACTAAAGAGGAGGACTAAAAAATGTCAGATGTAACAAAACCTATTGCACTCGATGAAACGCTCCAGAAGGTCGTTGACCAGCTGGAGAGGATGAACGACATCAATGCAATGGATCTGATCACCGAGTTTGACGGCTCAAAAGAGACCTACAAAAAGGTGATGAAGAAATGGTTCTTTGCAAACGGAGCGAACAATATGACTCCTGCCGGACTCACACAGCTCTGCGAGAGATGGTATGCGCTCACTGTTCAGGGATGGAAGGGCGGCAGCTCGTTCCCCTTAGTCACCGAGAGCGTGACATCATCCGGAACTAAATTCGGGGACAACCTGAATCTCCAGTGCACGCCTTCAACTGATTCGGCGGCCAACAGAGACGACTACCAGGGCAATCCGCTCTTTGCTATCACGGACTGCAACTGGGAGCTTGACAGTGACGGAAACATCATTATCACAGCCATTGACGGAATCACCGATAATTTTGAAAGATCAAACCCTGAGAAGTTCGTCGGAGTAATGCAGCAGACCGGATATGTGAAGAAGGTTGACGGAGAGGATTCACAGGACTACTTCTACGCTGATCATGCTGACGCATACGAGAACCTTGTACCGCTTCCTGAGGCTGTAAAACTTGATGGAACCGTCAGGAGCTTCGTAGTACATTCAAAGTATATGTCAGGCATTGTGAACGGCAAAATGACCTGCTGCAAGGGTGTAGTACCGAGAAGAAACATATCACACGACAGCCTTGTGACACTTCCGGACAACATCGGAACACAGTATTCCGGAGGGACTTGCGTTGACTGGTCGTTCTTGGTATGGATGCAGCGTATCAAATATGCATCACTGACCTCAGACGGAGTATTGCAGGGATGTTGTAACTACAACTTGCAGTATTATGTAAAAGTGGCAGAATCAAACGTCAAGAGGCTCATCCTGGCAGCTAACCAGGGCGTAAACCTTCAGGTAGGCTCGACAGTATGTTTCGGAGCATACGGCGGGAATGCCGACAGAGGTCAAGCAGGTACATACAGCATATCAGGACAGGACGGAGCGGTCATCACGGCCATTGAGGATGTCACCATCAGCGATACGGCATACAAGGCGGTATATGTCGATGTGGCTGAGCCGTTCACAACAGTATGCAACGGAGACGCAACAAACGGCACCACGATCGTATCAACACATCACTGGGTAGCCGGAAGCTGCGACAACGTACTCGGAAACGATGGTTCACCGGTAAACGCTGGAAACGGAATATTCCCGGCAATGATGCAGGGCATCGAGTACGCAGTCGGCGGATATGAAGTATATGCGGATGTCATCCAGAAGGTAGTCGGAGGATATTATGTGCCTGTGTACGCACGCAAGGCAGCAGATCAGGCAACATCGATCACTGCAAATATGCACGAATCATCAGTGAAGTGCGCACAGCCTTCGTCAGACGCTTGGAGATATGTGTTATCACACGGATTCGATGGAGAGATATTCTATCCGAACGCTACGAGCGGAACTGCAAGCGACTGTACAAAGGACGGATTCTATGAAAAAGGGACCGGAACTACAACAGGAAACTTTGAATGGCTTGCGTTCGGCGCCCTGGCCACCGGCTCTGGGAATGCCGGGCTCTCGTGCCTGGGCGGCTACGGCGCGCTGTCGTCCGGTTGGTGGTACTGCGTCGCTCGCCTTTCTTGCAATGGTAATAGGGGGACGCTTGCGGCTTGACCGCAAGCGGACTCCATAACCTTTTCCATAAATCTTCTTTGAATTTATTATTTTGAAAATGTTATGAACTTTTAAGGGTGCGTCATCGAATGTGTGGGGCGTTCCCTGTGTTCTCTCTGCTTGCGTTCGGCAACCTGAACAACGGCTCTGGGAATGCCGGGCTCTCGTACCTGAACGGCAACAACACGCTGTCGAACGGTAGGTGGAACTACGTCGCTCGCCTTTCTTGTTTTGACTCTCAAACCTGTGGAATGTATGTACATAAGTTTATGTACATATGTACGATGGCGTATCCTCTCTGCGGAGAAAATCGGGAGCTAATGCAGCCGGTTAGTAGGAAAGCGAACCCCGGCCATATCTCAAGCAAGAAAAGAGAGATACGATGAAAAGGAAATGCAAGAAAATCAGCATAACGGATCCTGACACTGTCAGGGAATGGGTGACGGACTGCGTGCGGAGACACAAGAAACGCTACGACTTCAAGAATATGCTCTTGGCTCACGGAATCAGCAAGGAAGAATATGCGGACGCAATAGAGAACAATGCGTTCGCCACGTTCCTTCCTGCGATAGAGAAGATCATCACGGAAGCATGTCAGATGATCAAGGATAAAAAGCTGGTACTTCCGCCGGTGCGGATCCGTGAGCAGCGTGACCATACCACCGGCAAGATCAGAATGATAGGCTGCGAGTCACCTATGCAGCAGATATTTGATTATATAGCCGTACATTCAAGTATGGAGATATTCAATAAGCGCATAGCAGTCCAGCAGTGTTCGTCAGTACCGGGCAGAGGTCAGGTGTACGGTATGCAGCTGTTAAGGAGATACATCAACCGGGACAACAGGGCGATGAGGTACGCACAGAAGCATAAATATAGATATACCAGCAAATGCGCATATGTAGTCAAACTGGACGTTAAGAAATGTTTTCCATCCGCAAGGCTGGACGTGTTCATGAGGCTGTTCAAGAGGGAC